TCTATTTCATATGATAGATGGTATGCAGCGCGAGGAGCCATCCAATAATATACCACATTAATCCAATAGTATACAAGTACAAGATGTCTGGCAAAGAAACGGTCAATCCAATAAGCATTACCGCCCCGACTTTCCATGTATTCCAAATGTTCAGTTTCATTTAGAGTTTGTGCAAAATGTTCTTTCATCAAGTATAGATGCTCTGGTCCTCTCAAACCTAGAGACTCTCTTAGGTGTAAGACACTTAAGAAAGCAAAGTATGGTGCCCTAGCAATTTCTTCTAAAACCCAAAATCTTTGAAAGTCTCTACCTTGATAGAGAAAATCAATAATTGATACAGTAAAATTTAAAACAACCGTGTTAATAGTGTTCATAAGTTTCCTGTGATAGGATAGGCGTTACTCAATCCCCAAACAACTAAAGTTGTTATTGATCCAAAAATTATAATAGTTTTAATCAACATGTACATGACCGATCATTCCTGCCCCCTTATGTGGTTCACACCAGTAAGTATAGTCACCAGATTCGGGGAATGCAATTTCAAAGTATTCATATGGCAACATTGACAGAGCTTCATGACTTAATTCGGGATGATCCTCAACAACAACATTATGTGGTGGGAACATATTATTGACAAAGTGAATTGATTCCCCAGCAGAAATAGTAACTTCTTCTGGTTCAAAAACTAAGTCTCCCCCAAAACCCATCTTAACATCCGCAGCCCAAACAGGTGTAGCAAAAAATACTGAGGCAAGTAGTGCAAACAAGAACTTCATATAAGTTTATGCAACTACTATATCTAGGTATTTTTCATTTGTTTTATACTTTTATAAATTGTTTCTGTGTGGACTTACTCACAATCCATCATTGATGTGGCAAGTTCTCCACCAATTTCTGCACCTTGATTCTGACCAAACATTGCTATCCACCCAGCAGCAACCCAACCAACGTAAGGTATATTAGTGAGCAGTGGAGCAGCAGCAGCGCCCATACTAGCGCCGACAATCCCTCCTGTTGATTGTCCTCCACCGGCCGCCCTGATGCACTCTTCTCTTTTCGCATTTGACTTTCCCAAGTTATCTTCCTGACCCCCCATCGTATATTCTTCATCGGTGATTACGGTAGCTCTTCCGCCTATACCAAGGAATCCATTTTCTTTATCAACTATTTTTTTCTTCTCAATTACTTTGGGATCATTAGAACTGTAATCTATTTTATATCCGTCTCTACCAGCCTCAACAGAATATGATGTATAGTCTCCTACAGGAAGATTAATTACTGGTACCCCAGGACGATTCATTAGATGTCCTAAGATACCAATATGAGCAACCCCAAATAATGTTCCTATTGTAAGAGCAGTCCACTTAAACATAATATCATACCGTTGGTTTTACAGGCGGTTCCCCATCCTTTGTCTGGAATACGAGTGGTGCCTGTTCTATGCGAATTGTTTGTGATGGAGCAGTCTGAGAAGCAGCATCAATAAGTTTTTGAAGATCTGCTTTACTTATTCCACCATTTGCACCACCACCATTCTTTTTGGTTGTTTGAACGCCGAAAGTAGCCAAAACCCCAGTAAAAACAGAGGCTATAAAGGTTGGGTCCAGTTTTTGCTCTGGGATTCCAAGAGCAGGGGGTAGTTTAATGTACGCCAATGTAAGTATTCCGCCACTCCAAACAAGGATACCAAGGCGGACAAAAGTACTAAGAATAGCAAGTTGTTCTTCCTTGTCATCCATTCCCTCTTTTAGTTTACTCAGAAGTCCTTTCTTTTCTTCTTCTTTCTTTGGTTCTTCTGGCATTGATTATAAGCATCTAAATCTTATTTAGAAATAAATCCTTCTTCAACCAAAAACTTTTTTGTTAGAGGTGTAGGTTCGTACACTTCCCACATCTTACCAGAAGCACATGCGGCGAGTGCTTTCATAGTCATACCTTCGGTCTTACCTGCCCAAGTTGCCTCTGCTTCCCAAGGAACAGCAGCAGAAGGGTAAGTTTTTTCTGTCATTGCTCTCCACAAAGGCGGGACAGATTCTTCGGGCAAAATAATTGCAATAAGACTATTGTCAATAGTTCCTGCCATACAGTCCTGTGCGGCGTGCCATCCCTCATGACGCATGACACTCATAAGCACGTTAGGACGATGCATAAATGCTTTATTCAAGAAAAAATTATTTCCTACAGTATGATAAACTCCTCGATGTCCTGGAGGAAAATACTTTACGTTTCCTAGAAAGACATTAACTCCGATTTTATCAAGAGACTCGACCATTGAGTTAAACTCATCAGATACATCATCAAAAGAATACTCGGTATAATTATCAGAAATATCTTGTATACTTTTAACTTGCTTAACATCGTCCGTACATTCCCTTAGAATCATACACCCCATAGCATCCATGGTGTAGTATCCCTTTGTGGGTTCTGCAACTGCTGGTAGAGAAAATAAAGATAATCCCAAAATACTTGATAGTAATTTTCTCATGGCATCATTGGCAATGCTGGACCGGTTGTTGTTGGAAGTTCTGGTACGGCCTGATCCATAAGATCTGGTAAAGAATCTGCAATTGCTCCGGTGGCAGCATTGATTACTTGTTCTTTTACGTTTTCTACTATTGAATCTTTATTGAGATAAAGATAAGCACCGCCGCCGACAACGGAAGCAGATATAGCAAAAGACGACAAAGCAAGTACATTAATTATCGTTTGCATGGTAATAAGCCTCATAGTATTGAGTAATGCCGGTACAGTTGGCATTGCCTTGAGAGACCCAATCATGAGCACACTCATAAATGGATCTACATGTATATTTAGACTTTCTAGTATGGTCTAATTCACTACCATACTTGTGAAGTAGAATACGAATTGCTTGTTGTCTAACTCTTAATTTCTCTTCACTGTATCGCCAATCCTCGTCCATTCATCCTCCAGAATTCCAATTACGTCCAGATGCATCTCCATAATTTTCAGATCCACCAATATTGATTGGGTCCAGATCTAACGTAGTAGCAGCACTCTTTACCGCCATATTATACATAACCTCATGAATATTGTCAGGTTCCTTGTTTTCTTTTGTTAAGATATTTTTTTGTTCTTGTTCTTTCTGCTCAATATAGATGCGATTTGCGTCAGAAATAACTGCTGGACCGAACCAAGGATCGTCAGAAAGAACTCTGGGTGCAGGAACTGTTTTGTGTTTTGATTCCGTATTCATGGAAATTGGAAGAAAGGGATAATTGGGATATGCTTTGATCATGAGAAAACTAATTTATTTACGTATTGATATGCATAGACTTGGCGGCTTCCTTTGATTCCCCAACCAAGCCAATAGTAAGAGGGAACCATGTACTGAGAGACTGATTGACCAGCACCCTCAAATCTTGGTAAGTTCTTTTGAAAGACTGGTTCATTAATCATATAACGAGTTTGGCACCTAAACTCGCTAGGATTGCATCCATACTTCTCAGCAAAAAGTCCTAACCCACGATAACGGTTCTCAGAAGTCCACTGGATGATTCCATAACCACCGCGATAGCAACGATCGTAAGAAACTCTAGCACCTCCCTCGCATATGTTGGAACGGAAGTTGCTTTCTTGTTTAATGTTCCCCAGAATCGTAGCAAGGGCATTGCGATCTGAAATTTTTGTTTTTTCTTGAAGTTGTTTGAGGACATACTTTTCTTCTGGAGAACATGAAGGACATTTCCAAGTCCTTACTGTCTGATATTCTACAGCGATCGGAGCACTAACAAATTCTCTTTGTGGCTCAGAAGGTTCGTAAATGAAGATGGCGTAAACAGCAGCAATCGATGCCAATAAAGAAAACTGCATAAGTTTCATAAAATTTCCTCCATACAATACCATAAAAGAAGGGACAGGTCAAGTTGGTCTGTCCCCATTCTGGTTAAGATATTTATGGATTTGTGACGTGTACTGGTTGTAACATTCCGCCACCAGGACCATCGTTGTCATCATCAATGTCATTCTGACTTAAAGCCCAGATAACCCAGGCAGATAATAGAACCAATGATAGTGCTAACATCTGATCACTAATCACCAGATTCCTGGAATCAGTTGTCCTGTTACAGCATATGAACCCATTGCTGCTACTACGCCAAGCATTGCTGCCCAACCATTGATGCGTTCTGTTCTTTCGTTCATTGTTCTGTCTCCTGTAGAGTAAGATAAAAGTTTTCGTTTGTAGGCCTTCTACCATCTAGTTCATAGATCGTAGAATCTCCGTATGTTTTGTGGTCTTTGTATCCAACCATACGACCTTTCGTGTTTTGAAGGGCGGGTTGAAATACAATAAAGAAGAATACTCCTGGAGCGCCGATAAGCAGGGCTCCCCCAATAACATAGTAAGTGAGAATTTCAAGAAGGGAGTTTTCCATTAGTAAGTTTCTGCAAGTTGTTGAACTGAGTAACTCAGAAGCACAAAAAAGGCTACGGAGGTTACTGTAAATAGAATTTCAGTCATCAGAATCCGAAAACTCCAAAGAAAAATACACTACCACTAGTAGCATAAGAAACAAGAGCAGCGACAAATCCAAGCATAGCAGTGCGTCCATTTAATTTCTCCGCACGTTCTGCGTAGGTCTCGTAACCATAACGCTCAGCATCAGACTTGGAGACATACATTTGTGGCTCTTTGGCGAACAGATTTTGCTGTCCGCGTTCATTAGTTGTTACAGTCATTTACTTAATGTTGTAAATCTTTACATATTATATAGTAAAAAAAGAAGGGCGTCAAGGCCCTTCTTTCGTGGTTTTTGTAATTTTGATTACAAATTAATCAATTTGATCAACAGCACTCAGAGATTTCTGTCGAAGAGACTCTGGAAGAGGTACATATCCCAAAGAATCTGAAATTCCTTGTGCCTCTTTGCTCAACATATAACGAAGAGTTTCCTTGACTCCAGTTTTGGATTCAGGATAGGCAAGGATCCAAGTCAGAGATACGATTGGGTAAGCATTCGCACCTGCAGGATTAGGATCTGCCCCACGAAGTTTATCATCTAAAACAATCTGTGCAAGGCCTTCTGCTGATGTTTCA